GGCACCAGCCTCCAGCGTTCCGCGGTAAGCCTCCAACGCCGTGAACCCAACCCCGAGCAACCCTTTAGGCCTTTTGGCCTCACCGCCTGCATCAGCGTCTTTGGCTTCCTCGTCCTTGGCATCATCACCTTTGACGTCATCCGGCTTGTCCCTGTCGACCAGCTTCGCACCGGCTTTGGATGCCACTGTCAGGCCAACGCCCAGCAGCGCAGCGACACGCGCTTTGCGCCCAGAGGCTGCAGCACCAGGCGCGGCCGCTGCGGTACTGCCAACACCTGCAGCTTTTGCGTTGGTCACAAAAACCTGCTGGACCTTCCCGGCTCCGCCGCCGACCGACCCTCTGGCAAGATTCATCAGGCCCTTGCCGATTTTGAATGCACCGAAGGCTGACTTGGCAACCAGCAGAGCCCCGATGGTGCCCGTCAGTCCCATAGCCAGGTTCGGCATCTTGTCGCTGACGGTCGTGATGCCTTGGGCCACGGTCGTCAAACCTTGCGCCACAGCATCGGTTGCTGGACGGATCGCATCGCCCACGCTGCGCATGGCATCGTTGGCCGCCTGTGACAGCTCGGCCCACTTCTGTGACGAGCCTTCTCGGCGCTCGGCCAGGTTCTTGTCGAGAATGCCCGACGCGTTGCGGGACTGCGATTTCAGATCGTTGTACAGCTGCTTGTTCTGCAGATACGCAGTAAGCGCCGCCTTGACCTGCATATCCGCAAAAATGTCGCCGGTTTTCAAAGCCTGCGACAGCGATTCCATCATCGCCTTGGCCTTGGCCGGATCTGTTTCCTTGCTGATTTTAGCCGTGGCGGCCGCCATTGCTTCGGCCTTTTTCGGGTCCGTCTTCTGGATGTACTGCTGGGCCAACGCCATGCTGGACTCCAGCGTGGACATACCCTTCTGCAGGCCGGTTTGCATCGAGCCTTCGTAATCGATACCAGCCTTTTTGTAGGCATCCACCGTATCCGAAGCACCGATTTTGCCCATCCAGTTTTTCAGGTTGTTGGCCGCCTCGTCAGAGCTGCCCGCCGTCTTCATCTGGACCTGCAGCATTGCACCGAGCTGCGTCACCGCGTCCATGCCGGTGATACCGATACTGCCCATGTTGGCCAGCAGTTCGGGAAACCACTTTGCCATGTCGGAGGCTTCGAAGCTGCCCGCCTGCCCTTGATAGGCGATGGCCTCAAGAGCCTGCTGCATTTCCTTGGCGTCGGTGATCTTGGCGTTTTGCCCAAGGGCGTTGATCATCTTCGCTGTGTCGGTCCCTTCGGAACCCTGACCGACCACGAATTTGGCGGCAACCGGCGCGTACTCCAGCGCCTTGCTCAGTTCCATACCGGCACCGACCAGCTGGTTGACTACGTCAGCGACCTGATTGCGCTCCATGCCGGTATCACGCGCGGTCGTGATGATGGTTCGTGACATCTCCGCTTCTTGCGGTTTGTTGGCTATGCCTGCCTTGATCGCAATGTCACGAACAATCGCCCCGAAGTCCGCGCTGACTTTGGTCGGGATCGCCAAGGCCCCGGCCGCTACTACGGCTTGCCCGACCGAGCTTTTGACCGTCTCCCGTCCCTCGCTCATCTGCCGTCGGCCCTTGGCCTGCAACTCGGCAGAACGGGCCGTGCGCCCCATTTCCTTGTAGGCTTTGCTCAGCCGTCCGACCTCGACACCCTGCGCTTTGAGGCTGTCGAGGTTTGAATTCAAACGTGACAGTAGCGCGGTCGCGCCGGCCTGGCCCGTTGCATGGGCTTTGCGCCACTCCTCGCGCAACTTGATCGTTTCGCCAATCGTGCTCTGCAGGACGCGAGCCTTGGCGCCTTTGTCGTCCAGCGCCTTGATACGGCTCTCAACGTCCTTGAAGGCCTTGCCTACGGTTGCACTGACCGCGCCACCGATGACAAGGCCCAGCTTCAAACTATCACTCATAGACCACCCGAGGCGTTCAAAGGGGGATCAATCCATGATCCACCACAACATTCGATTGAAAGGCATTGCCTCAATCTCAGCAGCGGAAAAGCCCGTCTCCGCTGCCAACTTGCGCGCCGCCTGTCTCAGGGTCTGCGGATTACAATTCATCCTCTTCGACCAGGCGAAAATAACCTTCCTGCAGGCGGCGATAATCGCGCTGTTTCATCCGGTCCAGATCGTCCCGGCCAGCCTCGATCAGGCTGCAAAACAAGTTGAGTTCGTGGGCCTCGGGGTTGCCGTTGGCGGCGGCGGCGGCAGCCCGGTTATCCTTCACGCTGGGCGCACGCATATGCACCTTGTCGACTTTTACGGTGTTGATTTCCACCGGGTATTTCAGCGTGATGGTTGCGCCTGAATCCGTCAGAACGATCCACGACGGCAGAGGGGTGGTTTCGGTATTACCAGTTACTTGAGTCATGTTTATTCCTTAAAGGCCGAGGGCTGTGCGTTCTGCTGCGAGTTGGTCCACGCCGTCGATCACGCGCACCATGTTCACCATGTCGATCTCGTAAACAACACGGCCGTCGACTTCCAGCTTGTAGTAGGAGACGGCAAGGCTGTGCTTGATCTCCGCCACGGTGGCGGGCTTCCACTCGCCTGGATCGACTTCTTTCAGCATGCCCCGCAAGGTCGCCACCACGGGCGTGATAACGCCTTTCAGGCCCTTGAACGAGCCACGGAACGTGCCGTTGAACGCGGTCTGATCAGACAGGCCGAAAAATTTCAGCGACTCGCGGCGAACGCCGTTGGTCGTGAAACTGGCTTCCATTTTTTCCAGGCCCATGTCGATTTCGATAGGACCGGCCATGCCGCCGCCGCGGTACTCCTCGGTTTTGAGCGTCATCTTGGGAAGCGTCAGCCCCGGCACGTCGCCGCTGAAATTGATACCGTCGACGAACAGGCTCGTGTTGGAGAGGGTTTGCGGAATCATGTAGAGCGCTCCTTAAGCGGCTTCGAGGACTTCGGTCAGCCACTGATTGGTGACTTCAACGCGGAAATTCGGGTTTTCGGCAGGCGGCACATCGGTGAAACGGATGTTCCAGTACACCTTGCCCTGCTCCAGCTGGCTGGCAGTGTTCAACTCGGTGTCCGCGTAGACCTCAAAATTGATGATCGCCCCTTGGTTTTTCAGGTCACGCATGAAGGCTTCCAGGCCGTCGGTCACGTCCTTGACGTAGGTTTTGGTGATCGAGCGGTCGACTGCCCACTTGTGCCCTGCCTGTATCGCATCCATGACGATGTCGAGCGTGCGGACCCGCGTCACGAATGCCCACTTCGCATCACTGGACAACGTGCGGTTGCCCCACAGGCGATAGCCGTCGTCGCGGATGATCGTGGCGATATTGGCGTTGTTGAGCAGGTTGGCCCGGCACGTCGCGTCACCGGCCAGGTACTCGATGGACCGGGTAGTACCGGTGATGCCGACAAATTCCTTGTTCGACGGTGACGCCCAGAAACCGTACTCCGTGTCAGTCCAGGCAAAGAGCCCGGCGACCCAGGCCGACGCAGGTGCATCGATAGTCTTGCTGGCTATGGTGTCCCAATACTGAACGCCCGGATCACACATGAAGATGCGCTTACTGCCGAAGTTTTTCGCATAGGCCATCGCCGCTTCATCGGTCGTACCTGGCCCGTCAACAATGGCGATGGCGCGCAACTTGGCAGCCAAACCATCCATCGCGGTGGCCACGGCGAGCGTGGCCGAATGCTTGGGCGCGATCAGCAGTCGTGGCTGTGCGTTGAACAGGCTCTTGCCGTCAATCAGCGCTTGCAGGCCTGTACGCTTGCCGGACGCGAGCACACCGCCAATGACGGCAGAGGTCAGTTCGGCAGCGGTCGAACCTGCAGCAACACCACACCCCACGATCACGGCCTTGGCGCGCGTAAAGATCGCCTGACACGCTTTGGTGATCGGCGCATCTGCACCCCAAGCTGCAATAGCTTCACGCTCACTGGTGATCAGTTTCAGCTCGTTGACGGCTGCCAACTGGGCGCCCTCAGGCGCGGTACTTGGGGTGAAAACGTCGCACAGGCCGATGATCGAAGACGACGGCAGCGCGATGGTGCGCGCCCCGGTGTCAACGGTCGTCATGGTGATGCCGTGAAAAAAGCTCATAAAGCAAACTCCAGAAAACAGAAAACCCGCACTGGGCGGGCTATTGGATTGGTCGGTGTAGAGGGTCTATCTGAGCGATTAACGCTTGCAGGCGTCAGCTGGCCTCACTGTTTCGTTTGAATTGCAGGTAGCGCTCGTCGGTATCCTGGAGCTGCGCTTGGTTCGGGTAGTCGGTTTCATCCTGGGCGCAGGAGAACACCGCAACGACTGTTTCACCGTCATCGGAAAGCTGTGCGTAGATCATTGATCACCTTAGAACCTGTAGCCCGAAATATTGACTGCACCCTCTTTGAAGGTGCCTGACAGAACACCAGCCAGCCAGAAAATGGTTTGAGCGGTAATTACCTTGAGGTTCGAGAACGAGCCGGTACAGATGTTTTGGACCGTTTCGGACATGCTGTTACCCGCTACCTGTTGGAAACCAATTCCAGACGCAGCCGAGGCAATCGATATCTGGGCGTTTGAGGTATTGAGGCCCGCGACGGACAGCCAACCCGTCACGGCCTTAGCCGCCAAGGGAATCACGGATGCGATACTCAGCGACTTAAATACCGTGATTTGAGCTGTGGTCACTGCCACCTTTTCATAGGTAAAAATCACCTCTCTTCCCTCCATGAATCCGATCTGAAACAGAGAGCTTTTGATTCTCCACACGCTGACCAACGCCGACGCCGTGAACCCTGCGGGCATATTTGCTCCGGTGTACACCTCTCCCATCGCCACCGAGGTGGCGTCAGTAGCCAACAGTGCTGACACTCCGGTGATGGGGTTATAGATTGCGTAGATCGCGACGAAACCATTCGCCGGCACTGCGCCCGTGTCCATGCCTCCGCTACCGACGGCGGTCAGGTTGATCGTCTTATTGAAAGAACTCAGGCGATACCCCATGCCACCCACACCTGCCTCAACGATAAGCTCATCGGCAGTGATGACAGCAGAAGCCGACGAACTGGCCACGCTCATGATCACGTTGCGGGCACTGCCTACGATGGTGGTAGGGACAAGACCGGGATCATCGACAGAGACCACTTCACGCCAGTTGGTCCAGACGCCGCTGGCCTGCGTCCGCCAATACCTGCGACTGCCTCCCCCCAACTGCGTCAACGTTTGCAAACAACCACCATTGTTCCAAGGCACAACCTCGACCGAACAACTCGTGGCACCCGGTTGATTGGCGGTCGCCGGGTTGGTGCGGTAGAGGCCGCCCAATACGGCCGTGTTCAGATCCGAAACCAACGAACTGTTGACTGTGCCGAGGCCCACCCCCGCTAGGGTTGCCTGAACAAAGGCTGTATTTGCAAGGGACAGATCGTTATCACCCAGCGCAGCCGTCGGGGCTTTGGGATCGCCCGTGAACACAGGACTGTCGAGCCCACCCACCTCGCGCCAGACCGTCCAGCCGCCTGCAGCCTGAGCGCCCCTGAACAGGCCAGCGACCCCACCGCTACCCGCCAGTGCCGAAAACAGCTGAAACGCCCCGCCGTCGTTGTAGCGCATGTTCAACAGTGTCGCGTTCGCCGCCAGAGGTATATTGGCCGCGTCGGCATTCATCCGAAACATACCTGCCAAGGCGACACTGTTCGCGTCTCCGACCGTAGTCGCGTTGTCAGTGCCGAGGCCGAACAGCCCTATACACAGACGGGTAAAACCGGTTGTCGCAACCGACGTATCGTTGTCGCCCGCTGATACAGTTGGAGCCCTTGGGTCCCCGGTGAAAACCGGTGACGCCAAGGGAGCCTTGAGCGCGAGAGCATTGGCCGTACTGGCCGCAAAATTGGGATCATTCCCCATAGCCGCTGCCAGCTCGTTCAGCGCATCCATCGCCCCCGGCGCACCACCCACCAGCGCCGCGATTTTCGCCACAACAAACGCGGTCGTTGCAATTTGTTCGCTGTTCGTTGAGGCAGCTGGAGTCGGGGCTTTGGGCGTTCCGGTAAAAGTCGGAGAATCGACGTTCGCTTTACGCAAAAGAGCCGAATCCATCTGCCCGACTGTATAGACATCAGTCAGGCCATAACCGGCAACCGTGGTCGGACTGGTCCCGCCGAGAACCCGCCCATACTTGTCTACGGTGACACTGCGATACGTGCCTGGCTCGACGCCTGTGCGGCCCCACGCCATCTCAAAACTCAGGGCCGTAACACCCAACGAGATAGGCCCGTCCGTGACCAACTGCCAACCGCTGTCACCGTTGACAGTCCCTTGCTCGACCTGCACCAGCAAACCCGGCGTGACGCGTAGGTCGGTGTCAGCATCAGCCGCCCGAGCCCAGGTACTGGCAGCCGTTACATAAATGCCGTTCTCACGCGCAGCCGTCTGCTTGGTGACCAGCACACGACGGCCCGCTGGCACCGTCACCCCGTCAATGGTCTGCAGGCCGCTGAGCGCAATGTTAGCGGTGGTTGCCACGAGAACCGAATGCTTGAAGTCTTGCCGCGCCAGCTCGCTAAGCACGAACTCTTGAGTCGCCAGCACCACGCTAGGGTCAATTTTCAACTCGACGCTGGCCGAGTTGCTGACGATCAGATTCATGCGTACCACTTGGGTCCGGCCGGAGCCTTGAGCCAGCAGCGGCTTGAATGACGGCGCGCAATTGGCGACTGCCACAAGATCATTGTCCGCATCGTAAAGGCCGATTTCGCGAATCCATTTGCCACCGACTTCGGCAGGTATAACCTGTTCGGCGATGATGATGGCCGGATTGGTCGGGTCCTGCTTGAGCTGATTCAGCGGAGCTCGACGCCACTCGTTGATCAGCGCTTTTTGCTTGGCGTCCGGCTGCGGGTCTGCGCCGTTGGCATCGCCGACGCCCATCTGGGTAATCTTCCAGCCAATGCCGAGGGCATCGGCATTGGCCTGTTTGGCGACGCCGATATTGGTCAGGATGGCGTAAAACTGCGAGTTTTGATCGATCATGAATACACATCCAGGGTGTCGATAGTTTCTTCACGTCCGCCACGGCCGATCACACCCGAGACGACGATGTCTCGCGATTGCGGTGGGTAAACGTCGATGATGTCGCCCTCTTGCACAGAGGCGCTCAGGTAGGTGCTGCCAGTGGTTTCAAGGCTGATGGCAAGGCCGATCAGATGACGGGAGACCGGCTTGGCGTCATCGATCAGCGCCGTCAGCTCTTCATACATCTGTTCCGTGATGCCGGTGTCCAGCACGCCTACTTTCAGCTGGAACGTGCCGGGCTCGCCCAGCGGATTGAGCTGCCACCACTCCACGATGTCGATCAGATAGCCCAAAGGCTCGACCACCCGACGCAACGCGCCGATGGTGCCCTTGTGCGCGTGGACATAGAACGAAGCCTTGACGGCATTACGCTTGACCGGCTCCGACCATTTCTCGTCCCAGCGGTCGACGGACCATGAGGAGGCCAGGTGCGGCAGCAACTCCACCGGACAGGTGTCCGGGTTGTAAAGTGTGCGCAGGGGCACGGGCGTGGCATCGACTATCGCAGCCTCAATGGCACGCTCAAGCTGCGTACTGTTGTTGGGTAATAGACTTTTCATGTCAGTCACCCTTGGCCAGCGTGAAGCCCTTGCAATAGGCGGCCTGTGACTTGCTGGGAAGAATGTCGACCCAGTCGCCCAGGTCCACGCGACGAACGCCTGCAATGTGCAGCTGGGCGTCGATGGCCGAGCGAGCCACTTCAATACCCAAACGCCGCCGAGGATTGATCCAGGCCTTCAAGCGCGCTTCGCACTGCGCCAGAATGGTCTCGTTCTCCGAGCCAGTACCGACCATGTGCACCACCGCGTTGATGGTGTAAGGCAGGATTTCAGCGCTCTGCACTATCAACCGATCACCCAGCGGACGAATGTTCTCGTCGCTCAGATAGTCGCGCACCTCGTCAAGCAATGACTGGGGTGCAATGCCGGTTTCACTCAAAGCCAGCACCGTGACGACCACCGTAGAGGGTGACGGGCTTTCGGCTGTGGCATCAGCAACCAGCCCCGACGAGTTCCGGGCGTGCAGGATGTAGCTGTTACGCGGACCTGCAGTAGTCAGCCCTTCATAGACCAACTGGATACGCTCGCGCAGCGCGTCGTCCTCCTCCTTCACCTCAGCTGTTGGGGGAAAGGTCGTCAGGTCTTCGGCTTGGATCACCAGGCGTTTGAGGTTGACGTTGAACGCCAACTGATCCAGGTCAGATTTACGAGCGTAAGCCAGCAGCAAGGCCTTGCACCCATCGTTGACACGGGCGCGATTGCCGAGCTTGTTGTAAGCACCCAGTTCAATCAGCTTCGTGACGGGATCGCTCTCAAGCGCGGCATTCCAGTTGTTGCCCATCCAGTCCCGGAAAATGCCCAGTGCTTCCTCATAGGTGGTTTCAACGTCCAACGGTTCCAGCACTTGCGGCGCAGGCAGCGCCGACAGATCCACCGCACTCATGCTGTGACCTCCAACGTGAAGCTATCGCCCTGATACGTGCCTTTCAAAGCGAACGTGACCTGCCCATCAATCACCGATATAGCGCGCACGGACTCGAGCCTCACCCGCGGTTCCCATCGCCCGATGGCTCGGCTGACCTCGGCTTGCACCGCGCTGCGCCAACCGGCCGTGACCGGCAAATCAACGAACCGGGCCAGCTTGCTGCCGTACTCGGGACGGATTCTGCGACTGCCCTCTGGCGTGGTCAGAATGTCCGCGATGGACTGACGCAGGTGATCGAGACCCGACAAGGGCAAGCCCGTCTCGCGGTCCATTCCGATCATCGTGATTACTCCAGCGGCTCGAACTCTTTGTGCGCTTTCAGGTAGGCCAGCGCGTCGGCATCGGAGGAATTCACCGAGGCAACGCCCTGTGCTACGTCGACTAGGCCACCGTTGGGCAGCACCACCGTTCGGGAAGTGAATACCGTGTCCCGGAAGCCAATCTGTGCAGGTTCCGATGCAGGCGACGCTGCACGCGGAGCGACGGTGATAACGAGATCCGTAGACGCCGGCTCGGTCTTGGTTTTGCTCATGCTTTTCTCCAGACGCAAAAACCCGCATAGCGCGGGGGTGGTCAAACGATGGGATCAATGTTTGTGGTGATTGCTGTTGCCAAGGGTGTCGAGGATCGTACCCATACCTGTCACGTTGCCGGTGACCAGCAGCGACCCGTCGATTTTCACGTTGCCCGTGAGGTTGATCGAGGGCGATTGAACGGTCGCGGAATCATCCGTCACAACCACCGTTGAAGCGCCCACCTTCACCGTCACAGTGCCCGTAGGCAGGCTGATCGTGTAGGTATGGGCCTGCCAGTCGTAGACCAGAGAACCGCCATCGTCGAAGCGCCATACCTCTACGTGGTCGCGGTTATCGGGCGGCGCACCTGCATTGCCGTAAAGCCCAGGAACGAATGTGCCTTGCGCAGGATCTCCGCTGGGGCTGATGAGGGCACCCTGCTCGCCCAGCGTTGGGACCCGCCAATGGCGCGCCTTGCCCGCTGCCTGGCTATGCCAACGCACCCAGGCACTGGTCCAGCCAGCGCCATCGGTCACGCGGACCATCGCGGCACCGAGATCAACGGCCTCTACGCGGCAGGGAATGATGAGCGCCGCCAGCATTCGGTCATGCGCTGCGCTCGCGTAGCTCATTCAGCTCCTCCGCAGATCGATAGAACTCTTCATTGCCAGGCCCGATGTCAGGGCTGAAACCCCAGACCAAGCTGCCAGGCGGCTGATCGGGCCACGGCCACTCCTCGTCGCCCAGATAGATCCCCTGCGTCCACTCGATCAGCCAGACCGCGTACCCATCCAGCTCGGGACGGGACCAGTCCTGAGCGGCCCGGACAAACTCAGCTTCGTTGACAGACAGACCCCACGTCTGTCCGCGCAACAACACCGCCAGTTGGGTCGCGGCAAATGCCGCTTGCTTCTGGCACTCCTCACGCTCTGAACCGACAATGACACGCGCTTCGAAGCGTGCGATGAATGCGGACTCGCCGGTGCCTTGATCAACACCGGGCTCAAACTCCGATACTTCCAACAGCACTGCTGGCACGGCTATTTGTTGCAGCATGTCGGGCATGGTGCCGACATACTCCAGCCCGACAATCGCGTCGCGGATATGGTGCTCAATCGCTGCATAGAGCTGAGCAAGGCTGAAAGCTTCGTCAGACACGGGCTGTTCCTCTCAGATACTTCTGCAGTTCGAAGTTGAATTCCTGCTTGAGGATCTCAATCAAACGCGCGTCGGCACGTTTGACCCACTCATCAAAATGCAGCCGCGCCCCTTCGAGCGAGACCTTGGCCTTGGCGAGTGGGAAGCGGCTGCCATTCTCTTCAATGAAACCCGACCGGCGTTTTCCCTGACGAGTTTGCTCGTAATCGCTTGCATCAAAATGCTTGCTCGCCGTGCGGATCCATATGTCGGGACTACCGCCATACACCGTCTTCAGGAACGCCCCTTGATACCGGCGACCCGCGACCGTTACACCGGCACGGCTCTGCCGAGCCCGGCCGATTCGGCTGGCCGACATCGCGTCTAAACCCATCCAGAGTTTTCCACGCATCGCGCCAGCAGTGACCGGGTAAGCACGCAGACGCTGACGCACTGCGGTCACAGCGATGCGCTCTTGCCGGCCGATGGCCCTGGCGATATGCGTACGCAACCAACGAAGCGTCTTGTTGATGGCACGCCGCTGGGCCGCTGCCGCCGCTTTGGGAACCGCTGCCGCAAAGTCCTTGAAGGCATCAAGATCCCCCGCAGAAGGCTGCAGGGTGATCATGCCGTCCTTGGCCGACTGCTTGTAGAAACTGCCTATGCTCATCGCTTTAGCCTCAGGATAAGGGACACCCAGCCTGTACCGTCTGGCTCCAGGCCGACTAGGTCATACCGACCGCCACCGTCCTGCTCAGGCAGGTCGATGGAGACGATCTGACCAATCGCAACAGCAGTAGCGTCATGAACGCGTATCGTGAAGTGCGGTTCCCTGATGCCGGTGTTGATGCGTCCGAGCTTGGGCTGCAGCCACGGGATTGAAAGAAACCCTGCGATATCGCGTCCGTCGACGGTTGCGATATCGCCCAGAGATTCAAGGATCTGGGCGTCCATGTCCTCAGCCAGTTCTCGAAAGCTCATGTTCATTCACCGTCGGTGGCGTCATCAGTATCGCCAGGGCTTGCTGCCTGGGACTGGATAGCCGCTTGCGCCCGAGGGTCCGTGCTTATGGCGATACGCCCTTCTGCCACCAGCGCATCCTCCATCTCTTTGCTGGCAGGGGTGTATGGGCTGCCTCTGAGGATGACGTTGCGCCCCTCCTGAATGCAGCCATCCACCACGATATAGCCGGGCTTCTTGGCCATCTCACACCACCTTGGCGTAGATGAATGCGTCCGGCTCCAGCAAACCAGCGAGTGCCGCGCTCTGAAGCTTCAACCAGCGAGCGCTCGGCTCCTGGGTTGTCCAGCTCTTGGGGAAGCGGGCCGCTTCGACCAGCCCGCTCTCGATGGCTTCCAGATCCTGAATCGCACCGTAAAGCATGGCGTTACGTGTGGATGTCGCGCCCAGAATCAGACCGCCTGCTGGGATCATCGGCTGCTCATCACCCTCGTCATCCAGGTACCACTCGTCATAGCCGTAAAGGTCGACCCCCGGATCATTCAGGTAGCCCAGATAGGTGACGCCGTCCGGCAGCTCTTCGGGCTTGATCAGGCCCATGTCAACGCGGCGAGTATTCAGTTGCTTGATGACCGTCAGATTGGACTGGAATGCATCAAGCGCCTCACCGCTCAGCGCAGCAGTGTTGGCAGTGCGGCCAGAGTCTTTGGCGATCTTGCGTTTCCAGGTGCGCAGGTTGCCAATCGGATCAGAGTTGTCAGTGCCCCACTGGCCGGTGCCCAGCGTGATCTTGTGATCGTTGGCCATCAGGAAGTCGATCGTGTCGTCAACGCCGTCGCCCAGCACGCGGACCTTGCCGGTGGTCAGTGCCTGGGCACACATCCACTCCTCGCGACGAATGATCTCGTCATCCAGATCGCGCAGATCCTTGCCCAGCATCTGGCCTGCCCGCTCCAAAGGCGACCGGCTGGAGAAAGGGTTGTCCCCTGCCGAGCGTTTGAGGACCAGCTCAGCGGTCGTTTCACGCTTAGGCTGAATGTAGGGCGGGGCATAGGAATCAGTCCGGTAACCGTCACGCAACGAAATGCTGCCGGGCAGGCGAGGATGAACAAACGGCGCCATTTTGCGCTGGCCTTTGACGATATCAATGTCCACCGTTTTGGTGGGGAACGTCACGGGGCTGCCGCCATTGAAGAACGTGTTCAGCAGAAAACGTCGCGCCGTGGGCATCTGCTCGACGGCTTCAAGCATGGTACGGGTGTCAAAAATATCCATCAGAAGCTCCGGTTAACGAATGAACAGGCACAGCGGCCGCAGGGCTGCTTTTGCTTTGGCGAGTGACAGGCCTTCGCCCAACATGAGCTCAGAGCCCAGCACCTCGCCGGTGAGAAGGATCGATGCTGGAAAAGCACCGCCGGTGGTGTCTACGTCTTGGTCGAGCACAGCCTTGGGTGCCTGGGAGCCGTTGTCGGAAGCGGCGGCGCTGAGTACGTACTCGCCCGAAGCGTCGACCTGGCCGAGCACCGCGCCACGCTTGAGCTTCTGGCCTGCCGCAATGATTCCGGTCTCAATCACCACAGGGAATGCACCTGCAGAGAGATGACTGGGGACGTAGGTCTGACGGGTTGGATTACTCATGATGTTCTCCTGATCAGCGACGCGAAGCGCCCGCGACAATGGCTCCGACTACGGCTTTGCGCTCACCCTGAGCGTTGCCATCGGCGGGTGTAGAAGTAGATGCACGGGTGCTGTCGGCCTTAATGGCGCTCAACGAAATGCCACGGTCCTGGGCAGCCTTGAACAACTGCAAGGCGGTTGCCTCGACCGAGGCCCCGGAATCAATGGCTGCCGTGATCTCAGCCTCGAAGCCCTTACTGGCCAGACCGTTGATGCCCTTGATGCGCTCACGCTCAGCGGTGACCGCCTGCGTGCTGGCTTGCGTACGTGCAGTCTCCAGTTCGGACTGGCTGGCCTGGGCAATTTCGATGGTGTTTGGGTCGGTGCCAGCGGCCAGCGCTTCGCGCAGCTGAGCGGTGGAGTTGACGGTGGTCATAGTGAATGTCCTCGGTTGTGTCGCGGCCGGTTTGGCCAGTTCGGTAATTAGTCCTTCTAGTGAGCCCAAGCGGTGAGCAAGGCCCGATTCAACGGCTGCGGCACCTACCCGCAAGCCGCCAAAATCTCCCATTGCAGGAACAGCGTCGGATGCCACGCCAAGGTTGCGGGCGACCTTGGCCACAAACACCTCGCCCATCGCGTCCACGGTTTCACCGACCTTGGCACGCCCCTCTTCGGTGGCCATGTCCAACCGCTTGTTGGGGGCGTTGCGACTGACGATCTGGTAACGCTTGCGGCCGCTGCTGGCCTCACCCTCGACCACGGCTTCCACCACAACGCCGATGCTGCCGAGCAACGCCGTCTCATCAATGACAATCTCGCTGGCCGCAGACGCCAGCCAGTAAGCCGCGCTGGCACCCGTTCCACCGACGTAGGCCACAATGCGCTTACGCGCACGTCCCGCATGGATCTGCTCAGCCAGCTCGTTGATGCCCGCCGCCACTCCGCCAGGGCTGTCGATGTTGAGGATGATGGACTTGATGCTTGGGTCATCCAGTGCCGACTGCATGTCGGTGGCCAGCACCTGGGTGCTGGTCGCGCCACTTATCTCGGTGAACAGATTGGCGTAGCGAAAAACCGGACCGACCACCGGGATGATGGCGACGCCGTTGCGAACGCTGACCGTGCGGCTGTTCTCCAGTCGAATACCAGTTTTGCTCTCCAACGCCCCCGGATCGCCCATGCGGTCGGCAATGGTCAGCAGGTTATCCAGGGCGTCAGGCAGCATTAGCCAAGGCTGCGATGCAGCCAGCTCCAATGCGCGGGGCATGGTTATTCCTCGTTGGATGGTGTGGGTGCCGGGTCGGCTATGACGCCGCCTTTGGGCAACATGTGCAGGTTGTCGGAGCGTCGCTGCTCAACTTCGCGAACACGCTGGCGGTAGACTTGCTGCCAGGGCTCGCCCGTCATCGCGGCCGTTTCGAGGGTTTCGTTGCTGACCCCGATTTCGATTCGCTTACCGGCTGCATTGGCCTCTTTGAGCTCATCGATAGCGCCTCGCGCCGGCCCGATCCAGATCCCCTGACAGTAGGCTTTACGCTTTGCAGGGTCCGCGTAACCCGGCAGGTGGATCAGCCCTCTCGCCACGGCCTCATCAATGATCAATTCACGGCTGGGCTGACAGAAGTCACAGGCCAGCCACCAGCGCCGAACGCTGTAGAACCGCCACGCCTGCAGCATCGCAGCGCGAGCCGCGCTGTAACTGCTGCTGTAATGAAGCAGCAACTCCTCCATCGGTTGCTCCAGCGCCGCGCCGATCTCTTTCACGACCGCCGTGAAGAAGGGGTCGAACTGGGCATTGGGTCGAGCCGGATTGGCAACCACCGGCTCCTCGCCCATTCCCAGGTCAACAATGGCACCCTCCCCCAATGCCAGCTCACCATCGTCGGTGGTATCACCACCCGCGCCCTCGTTACCCATGGCGGACATGGGCAAGTTGGAGACGTTGAAGTCGTTGTTCTTTTTGATGAACACGGTGAACATCGCCGAGATAACTGCCGCCATCAACTCAGCACTGCTGTAGCGCTCCAGCTTCTGCAGCGGTTCCAGTACCGGAGCCAGGTAGGGAGCGCCTCGCTTCTGGCCTGGCCTTTCCTTGTCCGACATGACGTGCATGACCCGACGTCTGCCGGTGACATCACCGAACGCAGGCAGACGCTCCCATGCCAGGTTCTGGCCTGCCAGATACTCATTGGGATAGCCGTTGCAGACGTGATACGCCAGGGGGGCTCCCAACCTGTCAAACTCGACACCTTCCACCATATCTGCGCGGTCCATGCCCCCGTCCGGATTGCAGACACGGTCCGATTCGATCAACTGCAAACGGGTGCTGAAGATGCATCCCGGACGCTCATCGTCGGGGCTGGCGATCAGAACGTCGCCGCAGACCATGGCCGATATGAGCACCAGCGCCTGCAGTTGGTAGTGATTGAGCGTGGCTTCGGCGTCACACTCGCGAGGGTCGTCGGCGTACAGCGACCAGATCCTGTCCAGTTGGGCATTGAGTTGCTCGGCCTGCTGCTCGTCGATGCCGACAGCGACATGATCGATCTGTGCACGGCAGACCAGGCCGGTGCCGACCACATTGGTGCGCAGACGGGTAATCGCCGCCCGAGCGATCAGATGGTTGCGCATGGCATCACGCGACCGGGCTACCAGCATGCGACGCTCGCTGTGGTGCAGGTCGCGCCTGGCACTGCCCAATCCAGGAATCCAGCCCGCCATGCTGCGCAGCACACGGGATGCGCCGCGCCAGCGGGTTTCGACTCCGCCACCGCCCCCCTGCGCTTTAGCAGGGTGCCCTTCAGACACAGACTTGGCGAGCTTGAGTGCCTCACGCATCAACAACTCGGCAGGGTCTTTGCGGAAAAAACCCATAATCAGATCACCATGTAGGAGATGCGATTTCGTCCCCTACCCTGCAGCGACGCCTGTTCCAGCGCGACCTCTTTAGCGTATTGCTGTTCAAGCAACCGCAGGCTGTCGAGCTCGGCCCGATAGATCTCGCGATCTGCTCTTTTGAGACGCTGACCTTTTTTAAGGACGTCAGAGATCGCCGCCCGTACTTGCTCCAGGCGCATTTGTGCGTCAGTCATGATTGAACCTCTAGTAGCCTGCACGGCTGCGCGTGCCACGACCGCGAGCATTCGCTTTACGTGGCACAGGAGTGACGGCCTGCTCGGTGTTGAAAAGAGTGGGTTGCAGCAGTTGCTGCTCCAACTGATCCCACTCATGTTCGCGTAACAGATGTGTCTTCAAGCTTCTGGCCGCATGTAGTGCATACACTTCGCAGTCCAGCGCTTCGTTACGGCGGCCCGCCTTCTTCTGCCACACCATCTTGCTGGGGTTGCGCGCGTGCGGGGCCAGTACTTCATTGGTGAGCTGCTCGTAGTAGTCCGAGCGGATCTCGCTGTACCAGTGCATCCGGCCCGGCCCTGAGCCGGTGAGTCGAAGACGTCCGTCGATCAGCGTCTTTGCCTTGTGGGTTCCGACGATGTAGACGCGCAAGCCATATTTCGACGCTTTGGTGTTGTCCTGGGAGGAGTCAACCGACGGGGATGGCCGGGTGAAAATCTCCTTGTCACGGCTGTCAATGGAAGCGCCCTTGATCGCCATGATGTTGTAACGCTGCCGATCCCGGACGTACCCGTAAACCGCGTCGCTGGTGTTGCCGTCCGAACTGTCGATACTCACGGCGGAAATGACCAGCTGCGCGCCGCCCTCTGTCGCCACCGGCTTAGCAATCAGCCGATCCAGCTCCTGCCAAACGGCGTCATGCGGATCAATGGGATTACCGTACAGCTCACCCCAGTACAGTCGCCACGATTCTTCACCCCGGCCCCAGCCGATGATGACCAGCGCCAGCCGGTCCCCCTGAACGTCGACGCCCACCGTAATCAGCAGCACCCCATTGGGTGCCGTCAGCTCTGCGTAAGGCTCAGCCCGCTTTTCCAGTTCATCCGTTTTGGGTGCATCGCTTTTGTATTCGTAACTCTCCCCCTTGGAGCTGTTGACGAAGGCGATCATTGGCCCGATGTTGCCGTGGGACGCGGCGTGCTCGGCCTGAAGCTTTTTCTCCATCAGCGCCTGGAAGCGCGATCCCCAGAACGTGGCGTATAGCTCGTTGAGAATGTAACCGGCAATGCCTCTAAACTCGGCCGTAGCGACCCAACGGCCGTGTTTGAGGTTCGCGTTTTTCTGGTTGTCATCCCACGAACAGCCGCAGTGCGGGCAAGCGTAATACGCATGCTCGGGCCGTTTCTTGCCATACACCTCGTGGTAATAATCCGGGTCGTCGGCGCAGAACAGATTGTCGAAGCTCAACGCATGCGACTGGCCACATTCGTGGCAAGGCACGAGCCCTTCGCGCTTGTCCGAGATCTCCAGCTCCGCATCAATGGCCGACAGCCCCTTGATGGTCGGGGTGCCGCCGATGATGATTTTCGAGCGGCGAAACGTCTTCAAGCGTTCCTTGGCTAGCTTGATGCTGTCCCCCTGCCCCCGCAGGTTGAGGTTGCAGTCATCAGGCTCCTCGACAGCGACTCTCGGCACCGGCGTGGACTTCACACTCGCCGGACTGTTGGAGCCCACCATTTTCAGAAATCCGCCCGGAAAACGCTTGAAGTCCTGACGCTGCTGCAGCTTGCGACTGCGTAGATCGACCTTCTTGCGAAGCCTGGGCGTCGCCTCGATCATCGGCTCAAGCTTCTCGCCCACATACTGCTTGGCCGCTTCTGCTTTGGGAAACAGCACCAAGATCGGAGACGGATCGATGTCGATCCACTTACCGAGGGCGTTACCCAGCACGCCCGATGTCCAGGCCACCTGGGCGGACTTGCGGCCTACGATTTCTGTAACGTTTGGATCGTCCAGTGCCTCAAGCGGGCCGCCTGGCCAGACCAGATGCGGGGTCACATCGAACCGGTATTTACCCGGCCGAGCCGCCTCTTCGGCGGACAGCCAGCGATACTTGTCTGCCCATTCGATGATGCTCATGCGCGGCGGTGGAGCCCACTTTAAACAGGCTTTGTGCAGGGACTCACTCGCCGTCTTCCTCAAGGCCCTCCGGGTATGGCGATTCGTCAGAATCTCCAACTGAGTCAGCATCATTGTCATAGTCCGATAGCCTTCTCAGGATGGCCTCGATGGGCTCACGAATCAGTAGATCGTCCACCTCAATGCCATACCGGGCTGACAGCTCAGCGGCGAGCACATCTGGAAATGTATTAAGCAGTTCGACCTTGGCCGACATGATCATGGCCTCGAAGCGCTGGATCATGTCGGAGGCGATCACCACCTCCCCAAGTTCCTTGGCCAGCGCCAGCTCTTCACGGTTGGCCCGGACCCGGTCAAGCCTGTCACGGGACGATTCCTTCTTGCCGTTGAGCGAGGCCTGCTGCATCAGCCACTGGACCACCGCTTCGGTGTCGTACTGGTTTTCGTTGCCACGCCCCAGACCAAACTCAACCACCGGCATGCCGTCGCGTTGCCACCGGGTCAGGGTGCGTTCGTCCCGGCCAACGATCTCACTCAAGTCGGCCTTGCTGACTTTCCTGCCCATACACAACCCTTTAGAAAGACGGACATCCCTGCAAAAAACTCAGCTGCACAAGAACCGCGAGTCCACGTACCCGTGTAGGGAGCCCCCTTCTGGGAGGACCCAAATAGCAGCGGCTCGCGGGTGCTGTGGGCGCCGACTCGACCACTGAAACCGCCGCCTATCGCCCACGCCTCAAGCCTGAGGGCCATTTGCCGAAAAATTGGTAACTGCAAGACATTCACCACCTCTTAAGAGCGAAGTGCAAACATGAATGATTCGGAAAAGCAGCTCTGTGGATACATGTCGATCGTTGACATGCTCATAAGGATGAAAGACACCAGCCTCATTGAAGACCCGATGGTCATAGCCCAACTCAAAGAGCTTCGGGTCGCCATGGCAGAGCTAAACGCGATGACAGATCGACTGCAACAAGCAGTAGATCTGCATAAAGCCGCGACTCGACGCTCGCCCCCTCGTTTGTACGTGGTGAAGCGTTCACCGGACACGTCATCTGGCATTAGTAAATAGCTCTGAAACTTGGCAATCGGCTTCACTGACTTTGACTGCGCAGTATCTGGGCATCAATCTGGTCTGCGCAGGTGTCGAGCAGCCTGATGGCCTGATCCTTGAGCTCCCAGACGTCGCCGTTCGAACGAAGATCGGCCTCATCTGTGTCGATGCGCTCGCAAGGAATCAGCTCAGGGGATTCGATTCGAACCGCTGATGTTTTTGTGACCACCACCGGCTTTGCCGCGCAGGCCGTCAGGCAAAGGCTGAGAAGCCCAATCACGAACGGGCTTGCTGTTGCGCTTGAGGTCTTCAAACTCTTTCCTCGCCTGTTTGGCTTTTTTTTCGCTGACCTTGATCCGTTGATTCAGATCCTTCAGATAGGCGGCGTTACGTAGGGCCTCAGCCCGAAGCGTGGTAATGGTGGCCTCGCTTTCACGATTAGCATCGAGCGCTTGCTTCTTGGCCGTGGCTTCCACTTCCACTTCGCCGCGCAATACGACGACCCGGTACTGCTGAATGCCGACGAGCAGCACACCTACCAGCGCAATGATGATTGCGGCAGCGATGGCTTTCATACGGAATCCACCTTGCGGCCGATGAAGCGGGTGACCAGCTCCCGAATGGCCGTGACGCCGAGAAAGCCGATGGTCCCGCCAGCGGCCACCGACAGGCTGGGCGGCCAGGTCATCCACTCGATCAGACTCGACGCCACCAGACTCAACGCCCCGCAGATCAGCGCTTCGAACAGTATCCGGCGCTTACTGGTTTCTTTGGCGTCGTACAGGATGCGCAGTAGAGAGACGACGATGGCCATGATCATGCCCTGCCACAGTGGGTTTGAAATGACCGCCACGATCCTGGCCCACGTATCTGGTTTGTCGGGCATGGTGCGCATCCGGTTACCACCCTTGGGGTGAGCTAAAAATAAAAACCCCGCCGAAGCGGGGTGAGTGACAGCCTGGGGATGGCTGGGTTGAAGCATGCACAGCAGGTGCTCTGTAGGCGATTCAGGCGCAAATCGCAGATCGTGCCCACCTTTTACCTGCGTTCGGAAAAACCGAAAAGGGCCTGTTAACGGTTGGGCCAAATGTGTCCGCGATAGAACACCAATGCGACCACAATGCGACAAACTACCCGGACGAACGGTCATGCTGTCCTAGAGGGCGCAGCGAGTCGGATTCCCTAACCGACCTCGGCAGTTGAACGCTGCATTGTCGATCTGGCGGCAGCCCACGATGTGCGCGGGTACGTGCTTTAAGAATCACCAACACCTGCTGGTGAAGCCGAGCCACCCAATTGCGGTAAGTACGATCAGCACCCTCCGTGATACCGGCACTGCGCATCTGCTCTCGAACGGTGGTCTGCGTGCAATACCGGTCACGTGCCAGACGCGCTAAAGGTGCTTGCCCGGAACGCTCCAGTTCAGCTATCGCTGCACCTACCTCACTGGCGATGTGATCTATGCCGTACCCGGCGCTACCAGGTATCCGTGAGCCCGGTGTACCACGCGGCGGCGCACCGCCCCATTCGATGATCGCCCCCATTTGGCTGCCCAATCCACCGCCTTGGCCGCGCTCTCGCGTCTGCTCGCCCCAATGCACCATCAACGCTTCGATTTCCTTGATCACTGCCCTTTCCTCTCGAAATCTAAACCCAACACACAAAACGCCCTACCCAACACAGACCCAACACAGTTAAAACCCTTTAAAAACAAAGAATTAATAAAGATCGTGTTAGGTGTGTTGGGTTTGTCGGGTTTATAGGTCCTCGCATGGAGAAAAAATAACTGCGCTTTAACCGGCATAGATAACTTCACGCATGCGCGCGCGCGACGCCAAACCCAACACACCCAACACACACGTCTGCACCCCGCGAAAAATGGGCGTTTGATCTGTGTCGGGTTGCCAAAACCAACCCAAAACATACCCAACACACCCGACACACTTTTAGAGGTACTCATGCTGCGACCGCCTTCACGTGTTCCCAGCTGTCGACGTTCCACCCCGCAAGGCGCGCCTTGGCCCGCCAGGCCTCGACGGCAACGCCTAAGTCCGGTGCTCTCATTGATGGGGGAAGGGAAGCCTCAGGATCATCGGGCACAAAGAAAGCGCCGAAGCGCCGATCATTGCGTTCAGTCCAGGGTATTGACCGGGTCTTCTCCACCTCCGAGCTGATGAATAGCGAAAACTTCGTCTGACTCATCACATGCTCTTTGTTGCGCTGACACCACTCGATGAACAATGCATACAGATCAGTCGAGAGGCATGCCCCCCAAAGGCCCCGGCCCAACTCGCCATAGCGCCAGAGGTGCAGGAACGTTTGCCACCCGGCCCGACTGAGCGCAACTAGCCGCTCGCGTGACGCAGTGCTGGGCGGGCGGGTGCGTTCATTGAAGTCCCCCAGATCCACACGCAGCAGCCAGCCGTAAAGCGCGGCGACACCGCCATTCTCCAGCTCGCGGCCGATGGCTTTCTGTCGGGCGACCGGTAAGGTCTCCATCGGCCACATGACCAACATTCGTCGGTCACTGTCGCTGATCGGCCACGGCAGGATCTCGTTGCTGAGGAACACTGCGTTCATGTGGTTGGCCTCCTCCCAGCCGTTGATGAACTTCGACTCCATGCGCACGGTCTTGCCGGTGACCAAGTGCTTGATCTTGCCGACCTGGTTGTAACGCTGATCGCGGCTGACCACCTCTTCGAACACGGCCCACATCTTCCTGCTTTGCCAGGCGTTGAAGTTGCTCTCCAACTGTGTCTGACCCACTGTTGCGGCGTACTGGCCGTAAAGCGCGCCGAAGGTGTCGGCGAACAAAAGGCTTTTGCCCGAGCCTTCCATGGTGGAGTGCATCAGCACCGCCGTGTCCATCTTGGCCCCGAGGTGTTGCAACGGATATGCAAGCCACCGAGTCAGCCACAGTGCAGCAGCCTCATCATGGTTGCAGAGGAATGAGATCAGCCAGCGCAGGTTGGCGCACGCCGCATCGTCGTTGACCGGCTCCAATGGCAGACCGTCAAAGGTATTGATGTAAATGCTAGGGTCCTTCGTCATGGTCGGGTCGAAGACGATGTGTTCGACATCCACCACCCGCCGCTCGCTGCTGTTCAACCAGAGCGCATAGGTGTCGCCCAAGGCCATTTTGACGGCCCCCTCGGCGATCCGGCGTTTCTTCTCCCGGTCCCAAACGTCCTTGGTTCCGTCGATGTACACATAACGTTCCGTGGGGCGCATACCGAGCGCACCGCCCTTCTTGCCCGCCATTTTCCGGGCTTGCTCGATATCCTTCACCTGATCATCGGCGATCAGCTTCTTGTCCGTGGCATCGAGCCAAAGCTTGGCAATGGGTTTGCCCACACGCGCTTCAAAGGCCGACTTCTTCATCGCCCGAGATTTATCGAAATCCCACACGTGCGTCGTGCCTTCGACCAACGCAAAACGCCGCAGCACCTGCTCGATGGTCAGCTCCTCCCCCGCCCCCCCGTCAGGTGCAGGAGCCGCCTCGCTTGTGTTATCCGGTGCTGCCGCATCTGGCTTGTCGCTACCCTCAGTTGGGGCCGGGGGAAGATCGCTTGCGTTTGGCCGGGTCGACTGCATGCCGAGCATCCGCGCCGCTTCCTTCACCGCCTTGGACTGATCACCGCCATGCC